CCATTTTCGGGACCTTTATCATAGAGAAAAATATATGGCTGGAAATATAACAAAAAAGAAAAATGAAACCAAATTAAATTTAGAGGGGTATCAACCACAATTTATTGATGCTCGTTCAAGTGTTCTTGGTGCAATTGCATTATCAAGAGAATTCGCTCAAACTTATCTGCAGGCATTATGTCAGAAATTTACTTCTTCTTCTGGTAATTATTCTCTTCATGATATATGTCAAAATTTAGCAAAGCAAAGATTGATATGTATGGGGGCTCATGCCATTAAAGATGATTATGAGAAATTTACTTTACCAACTTATGAAACTGTTAATGGTGCTCTTACTTTAACTGAACCGAATACTTCATTTTTTGGATTTGTATGTACAACTTTAGATGGTCAGACTACTATTACTTTACAGAACACAGCAGGAACTCAAACTATTGATGGAAATACATTTAGTACTCAAGTTACTGATTATTATTTGGTGAGATCTAGAGTTTCAGGAGAACTAGAAGATATAAATGGAAATTTGAATGCCTATACTACACCAGATGGGGTTGATGTTTTTTTCGGGAACACAATAGCATGGGGATCTTCTGTAGCTAGTGAAGAGGACGCAAATACATGGAATTATCATTGGGCAAAATGTAATGTAGTTAGTTGTGAAGTTAAAAATGCAGGTGGAGTATATGAATTAAATACTTTAGATATGGAGTCATTGTCTCAAGGGAGTAATACAGATTATACTCCTGTCGGCCCCTCTTTTGGTCAGAAATTTTATTTAAAAAAACACGCTGATAAAATTAATACATTTACTATTACTGCTACTACAACAACGGATAGTATAGAACTTACTGATATTTCTGAAACCGATATTGCAAAAATCAAATGGCAAGATGTAGTAAGTGGCACAGGTATTCCTGAAGGTGCGGGTGGAGCTCCTAAATTGTCAGCAGTAGTAGGTGCTGATAATAAAGCACAATTAGGAACTATCACTTATACTACAGGAACAGTTGGACAAGCCGGAAATACTGTTACTCTTGTTAGTGGTACTTGGCCTTCTGATATTCAGGGATCCACTTTAACTCTTACTGGTGGAGGTGGTAATGTAGTTACAAGGGATAGTGATACAGTAGTAACTTTAGATAATTCTGCAACAGTTTCTACTGGAACAAGTTATTCATTGGCATATGATGCTAAGGCAACCGCAAATGGAACTGTTACTATTACTGTAAATAGTGTTCCTGTCGGACATGGAAAAGATGATATTTTTGCTCAATTAGAAGTATCGGCAGAAGGACTTGTTGCTAATACTAATTGGACTCCTGTGGGAGATGATGCAGGTACATATCCTAATAATTCTGAACATGATTTATGTGTAGCAAATACTTCACAATTTATTTCTCTTTTAAATTTCTTTGATCCTGGTAATGCTGGTTCTGATGATTTAATCAAAGGAGGAAGTAATCAATATGATTCTTCAGGACAAGAATTTAATGAAGTAAATTATCCAGATATAGAAAAGAATCCAATTAAACCGGCAACTGCAGGTACAACGAAGGCATATGCAACTAAAGGGGGTGAAATTACAGGAACACAACCATCAGGGTTGGGAAATAAGGATGTTTGGTGTGGAAGATATGTTTCATGGAATAAAGGAAGAAAGAATGGAGCTGGTCAAACTGTTGGAGAATATCGTTATATTGTAGATAATGCTAATAAATATTTTTATGCTCCTGCAAGTTATAGGGGGTATGATTATGGTACTACGGGAGATGCTCCTGCAGATCCAAATTATCCCCCAACTGTCTTGGCAAGTCCACCAAGTTCCGAATCTGAACCAAGAAACATATCTCCAAGAAAGGGTATGGCGGAAATTGTAACAAGGGTTACTGGCACCACGGTTACGATTGGATCTACTGATTGTTCTACTTCTAATACTACTACTGTTCCAGCAGATGATGCATTTACATATGCAGATACTCTTTTAGGAATCGGTACGGGCCCGGATGCATCCGAAGGGGGAGTTAATGGCACAGGAGATAGAGATGCATCTGTATTGACATATTATGTATTAGAAGCAAATAATATAATAACAACAAATCATGTTCAAGCTACTATTGATGTAACTACTTCTTGTGGTTCTTCTTCATATACTCTTGCATATACTTATCATATGGATGGTCCATTTCAATGTTATTATAATTTTGTCCAGAAACATATGTTTGAGGCAACTACTGCCAATGCTGATATAGCATTTATTAATACTACTGTAGATGCACTACAGGCAGTTGATGCATTTAGAGATCCGATTATTACTGGAACTGCTGCTCCAAGAACCGCATCTGGCGGAACTGCTGGTGATGCAAATGGTACTGGAATATCTGATGCAGATTTTGATACTTATTTGGCATCTCAGCCAGAGGGGGATCGTGATCTTTTACTTGCTGCATTAACACAATTTCGTACTGATTTTAATAATAGTGGAAGGGGATCTAAAGTATATAATCCTTCAGCATTATCTCCGGCAACTGGAAGTGCTGTCAATTACGCATCTCTTACTGGTTCTATTAATGGGGTAACTCGTTGGACTGTTTTTGGTACTGAACTAGGAACATTTAAAGATAATTGTGATAAACGAATAAGAGAAATAGATGCAAGAATTGGAGTACCAACATATTCTGGTTCAGCAGCATCAAGAGGAAATCCTCCTGCAATTAGAGTAAGTTCAATTCCAGCATCGAATACTACTGGTGGTCAACTTCCTTATGGTAGGGCAATTTTTAATAATGTAAATCATCTATTAGGACAAGATGTTGATTTATTGGGAGCTATTATTAAGGATATTGAAGCATTATCTGATCTCGTAGATTTAGTAAAAGATGATCGAAATAAATATGAAATTTTAAGTGGAAGAGATAAGGAGTATTAATTATGGCTGAAGAAAAAAAACCAAACGAGAATACGGATTTTACAGATGGTAAATGGCATCCTGCAGAAATTCGTAGAGAAGATATATTAAAATTACTAGATAATACAAAGAAGCTTGCTACTATGTATAATGATTTGATGGAAATTAAAAAAGAAGGTTGGGAAAGAATGTTAGAAGGTCAACGAAAATCTGAAGAAAGAAAGAAGGCAAAAAATGGCTGAATTTCAAGCGTTATTAAGGGCAAAAGCAGAATGGAAACCTCATCAAATTGCTAAAGCTGGAGATATTCAAAAATTAGCTCAGGGTGCGGCCTCTCTTGCTCAAACAGTAAAAGACACTCTTGGATTGGCTTCTGCAGCAATGGAAATTGTTAAAATTCTTGCCATGTTACAACAAATAAATCCTCTATTAATTGCATTAGATAAATTGGCGGATGAAGTACTTAAACAAGTCCAAGATTTAAAAGACGCCGGATTTTGGTATCTATACGTTGATCCTTATTTTGTTAAAAATGTAACTCCTACACCCGCATTTACTTATGGATTTGAACAATTGAGGAATTTTAATGGAGAAAGATTGTGGTTAGTTAAAGATGAGTTTGATAATGATGTAGAAACGAATGTTGTACCGACTCAAGCAGAATTGGATTCGGGTCAGGCAAAACCTAATTTAGCAACACCAAGAAAATTAATTCCTGGTGGATATAATCCTTATGAAAATTCTACTGTTGATCCTCTTTCTATGATTAGCCCATATCCTCAATTTACAGTTAAACAAGTGATCAAAGAATTTACAAAAGCATTTGACGATGATGGTGATGTTCCTAGATTTCGTGCTGTATCAGGATCTCCCCGTACTGGAACTGTAGTATATGATTCAGATGGAAATTCTTATGCGGGATGGGATAGAACTAAGGAATTCGGCTTACAATTATATAATATTGGTAAGGATGCAGAAGATGGATCTAATATTAAGGATTTTAAACTTTCTAGAATTGCAATTAATACGAAAGTTCAAGTAGGAAAACCGAATATTCAAGGAAATTTAGAATATGATGGGGGTGCCGGTGCAATTGCAATTGTAATTGGTGCGCCATCGTTTGAAATTTTTGCCACTACATTTGATAAATTCTCTAAAATGTTTACTGATATTCCTGAATTTGCTATTGCTACTGGCAAGGGATTATTAGATTCATTAAATGAAGTAATGACTCCTGCAAATACTGAAATAAAATTAACTCAGGTAGATACTTATTATGGAACATTTGAAGAGGGGGATGTTATAGGAGGTCATGTATATGGGGGTCTTGCTAGTATAATATCTGTTAATGCGGATTCAGTTGTGGATTCTTCTATGAGTACTGTTCAAACTACTTCTATTACAGATGATGTTGGAAATATTATGGAAGCAGATCAAGTAATTGATCTTAATCCAGATGGTAGATGGATTGATATGACGATTGTTGCAAAACCTATTAGAACTGTAGATGGTTTAAATCCCTTTATAACTGGTGATACTGTATATGAGATGGAATCGAAAGGAAAATCTACTTTAGATACACAACTTAATTATGTCATAAAAGGACAAAATACAACAACTTTACCTAAACCTAAAAGAATATATCCAAAGGTAGGAAAAATAGCTATGGAAGTATTAGCAGAACTTCCTGATTCTATTCCACCAGATTTTGGAGGAATTCTGATTAAGGATATTATTCCTGGTTGGGGAGAATTTTTTCAGATACTAGAAAACTTTGTAAAACAACTCAAAGGAATGATTTCTGATTCCGCTGCATTTATACAAGATTTAATAGATATGATAAAAGGAATACAAGCCTTTTTACAAGAATTAATTGATATCATAGATGAGTTTTTAGCTTTCTTTCAAATTACATTACCTTCAACGGGTGTATATGCACTTTATATCAAAAATCAATTTGAAGGAAATAAAGGAATTCAACGAGAAATAGAAAGCGCAACAGGAATTCCTAATCATGCATATGCTGCTGGTGTATTATTTGTCGCAACAGAAGGTGAAGCATTAGTTGCTGCAGGTAGTAGTAGAAATCCAATAGATTTATTAGCACTTGTTTTGGGTCTATTATAAAATTTAACTAAATATTAAGAGTAATTATGCCAACAACATACGGAAAAGAATATAAAGATTTTGATATGAGTTTTGGAAAACATCCTGCTCATGGAGATCTATTAACAGTTAAAAAAACTAAAGCAATTAATCGTTCTATAAACAATATAATTAGAGCTCAAGCGGGGGAAAGATTATTTCAACCAGAAGTTTCAGGTGGACTTAATGCACTTCTATTTGAACCTTTTGGGAGATTAACTGAAACTAGAATTGAATCGGCCATTGAAGATGCAATAACAAGATATGAAAGTAGGGCTAATGTGAAACAAGTTACTGTTGAAGCAAGAGAACGTGATAATTCATATTTTATAAAGATTGAGTATATACCAGATAATGATATTAAAGAAACAACCTTAGAAGTTTATTTGGAGAGAACTTAACATGGCAAGTGCAGAAGGAAAACTAAATGTATCTGAATTAGATTTTCAAAAGATCAAAGACAATCTAGTGGGATTTATGTCCAATCAGGATGAATTCGTTGGTTATAATTTTAAAGGATCATCTTTTGATGTTCTTATGGACATATTAGCATATAATACACATTATAATGCATACTATGCAAACATGATTGCAAACGAAATGTTTTTGGATTCTGCAACTCTTAGAAATTCAGTTGTGGCGAGAGCCAAACATTTAGGATATAATCCTCGTTCTGCAAAAGGTTCAAAGGCAATAATTAATATGCAAATTACTCCTGCTGGTACTCCTGCCGTGATTAGTGTAGCAAAAAATACACAATTTTCTGGTGATGTAGATGGGGTATCTTATGTGTGGTGTACTTCAAATTCTCATTCAGTAAACCTTAATGCCAATGGTGTTTATACTGTTTCGGCTGTAGAATTAACTCAGGGGGTTCCTGTAACACATCGTTATACCGCAAATACAGGAGATAAAGATCAAAAATTTATTCTTCCCAATGCAAATGTAGATACAGACACATTATCTGTAACTATTCAAACATCTTCAACTGATACTACTTCTGCTGTATATTCAATGGCAAATGATATTACCACGGTAAATGCTACATCGAATGTATATTTTTTAACCGAAGCTGCAGATGGAAAATATGAAGTTGAATTTGGTGATGGAGTCTTAGGCAGACCAATTTCAAATGGAAATATTATAATTCTTTCAAGTTTAATATGTGACGCAAATTTAACAAATGGATGTAAATCTTTCTCTGTTATTTCTGATGTTGGTGGATATTCTAATGTAAAAATTGTAACTACATCAACTGCAGGTGGTGGTCAAATACCAGAAGATATTGAAGGTATTAAATTTAATGCACCAAAAAGTTATGATGCTCAAAATAGAGCCGTGACCATTTATGATTATGTAAGTTTAGTCAAAAGAGATTATAGTGGGGCCCAATCTGTTGTTGCTTGGGGTGGAGAAGATAATGATCCACCAGTTTATGGAAAGGTTTTTGTTGCTGTCAAGCCTACTACTGGAACAGTGCTTTCAGGATCAACAAAAGCTTGGATTACTAATACTATACTTTCTAAAAGAAATGTTGTTGGTGTTACTCCTGAAATTAAAGATCCAGATTATTTGTATTTAAAAGTTAATGCCACAGTAAAATATGATGCAACATTAACAACAAATAGTTCTTCTTCTCTCAAAGCTACAGTTACGAATTCAATAACAGGATATGGAGATACATCATTAAAAGATTTTGATAAATCATTTAGATATTCTAATTTAGTTAAAAAAATTGATGAGTCAGAAGTTTCAATTAAAAGTAATCAAACCTCAATTCAAGTAAAACGATATTTATACCCATTATTAGGATCTAGTTCTGCCTATGATTTAAATTTTTCAAATGAAATTTACCATCCTTCAAATACTTTTTGGGGATCAATAACAAGTACAGATTTTTCATATACTGATTCTGCTAATACCACTTGGACAGGATGTAAATTACAAGATTCCAATGGTGTTATTCAGGTATATAGAACTTCTGGACAAAATAGAATTTTAGTTGATAATAATATAGGATCTGTTACATATGGAACAGGTAAAATATCTCTTCTTAGTTTTGCCCCACAGGCTATAGGATCTGCTTCTACTGGTAATACTACAGGAATGGAAATTTTTGTAACTCCCGCATCAAATGATATTTTACCTTTACGTGAACAAATTATATTGATTCAAAGTGGAGATATTGATGTAACTATATTAGACGATTCTGGAACAGGAACATATACAACTGGTTCAATTGGAACAGTTGATGGTCAAACTATCTCAACAGGATATTAAAAATGTCTGAAGTAAAAGATAAAAAAGATATATCAGTATTAGTTGAGAGTCAGTTACCTGAATTTGTTTCATATGAACATCCTAAATTTAAAACATTTGTAGAGAAATATTATCAGTTTTTAGAATCACATCAAATTGTTTTTGATTCTATTACTTTTAACGAATACAAACTTTTACCAGAAGATTCTATTGCTATTGCAGAGGGAGTAGAATTTCTTTCATATGAAGATGGTGATAGATTACAATTAGAATCCGAGCGTGATACTGCATTAAATGCAAATCTTTCTTTTCTAATAGGTGAAACTATTACAGGTAATAACTCAGGTGCAACAGCAGTTATTACAGGAACAAAAGGAAATACTGTAGCATTTATAAAACCCACAAATAATACTGTTTTTCAATATGGTGAACAGATTACAGGTTCATCATCCCGTGCATATTCCACATTAGCTAATGGTGTTCTTTCTGGAACACTTCCCGAAGCATCAATAGAATCATTTAGAACAAGAAATCCCGTCGCTGCTATTAGGGAACTTCCCGAAATGCAGGATATTGATACTACAAATGAGGGATTAATTGATGATGCCTGGAAGAAAGAATTTTATACAAATATTCCAAGAACAACAAAAACGGATCGTAGACAACTTTTAAAGAGAATGAAACGGGTCTATAGGTCGAAAGGGAATGAAGAATCTTTTACTTGGTTATTCAGAACTTTATTTGCAAAAGAAGATGTAGAATTTTATTATCCAAAAAATGATCTTATAAAATTATGTGATGGTAGATGGACTCTTGATAAGACTATTAAAATTATATCTTCATCGGCAACTAATCTAGAATTATTTACAGGAAGAAAAATTACAGGGGCATCTTCTAAATGCACTGCTATAGTAGAACGTGCTATAACTTCTGCTGTCGGAGCATTATTAGTTACAGAGCTTTATCTATCTGAAGTTGTTGCTGGATTAGATGATGATGGTGTATTAGGATTTTTTAAAGTTGATGAAAGAATTGATTCTGAAGTAGATATAGATGGAAAGTCTGCTACTGCCTTTACTTCTGGTCTTGTAAAGGGAATTTCTGTAGATGTTGGAGGGACAGAATATACAATTGGCGATGAAATTTCTATTAGTGGTGGAGGTGGACAAGATGCAAAGGCAAGGGTTGCAACTATTGCAGATGCTGTTGTTGAGGGCATAGATATTCTCGACTCAGGAGATGGTTATTCTGTAGGTGATGTTCTTAAATTTATTGATGAGGGCACAGGTGGTTCAGGAGCAGCCGCAAGAGTTTCAGAAATTATTACAACCCACCAAACAGTTATAAATTCAGATCAAGTTGCAACATTTAGAGATACTTTAATAAATGCAGCTGATTATGATGCAACGCTGAAGGGTCATAATGCAAATACTCATTTGTGGGCGAATAGTTCAGTAGTATTTCGAGCAACAATAACAAATGGAAAATATTTTGATTCAGCGTCGCCATTTATGAATACTCAGTTTTTAAAAGCTGGCCAACTATTACATAAAAAAGTAAGAATTGGAAGTGAGCTTGGTGATAATATTGGATTATTACAAACAGGAACTACTATAACATTAGATACTCCCCTTTCTGAAGCAGAAAGACGAGATATTGTAGGTGGTAAACTTACCTATGCAAATGGTAATACAACTATTATTACTGGATATACAAATACCACAGTAATATCAGTTAAAGATAGCCATTCGATTTCATCTAGTCAAATATACGATATTGATTATGGATCAAATACTGTTTGGGGTACTATTATAGGAGCAAATAGTACTCAAATATTATATACTGTAGGTTCAATATATGTTGATCCCGTATTACCAGATATCACATCTGTTAATAATTTTATTAATGGTGATACCGTTATGGTATATGATCCAGCAAGAACAAAAGCATATGCTACTAAATCCGCAAATTCACATGATAGTGCACTTACTCACACGGGTATTACATTTGAATTAAGTAATACTCCTGCAGTCCAATCAGTCAATAGTAGTTCAAATGTTACGATTACTGATGCCTTTGGTCAATCAGGAGATACTGTAGCACATTTAACTCAAGGTGCTTTTACTACGAGTACAAAAAATACTGGTGCAATTTCTGCTTGTCAAATAACAGCGGGTGGTGAAAAATATGAAGCTTCTCCTGTCGTTACAGTAACAAATGGCTATATGTCTACTCTTGGAAATGCATTAGATATTACTGGCGCAAATAATTCTTTGGTTAATTTAAATCTTCACACTTATACTACTGGTACAATTACTCAAACTGGAAATGTTGTTACATTATCTGGTGGCACTTTTCCTGATGCTAATTCTGGTTTATTAAAAATTGAATATGCAAATGGTAATACTGATTTTATTACTTCTGTTACAAATACTTCTTCTGTTAAAGTAGAAACCGAAAAGAATTTTGGAATAAATGATGCTGCACAAACATATAAATTAACTTATATGGCAATTGCCAATAATTTTGTAAAAAACAGTTATGTATATAATGATGATTTTTCTGCTAGAGCAAAGGTTCTTGATTTTATTGATAAGCCTAAGCCAGTAAGACCTTATATTGCGGATGGTAATACAACTCTCCGTTTCCAAATGACAACTGTTAATACGTTTTCATCTACAACAGAATATTTGTTGATGGAAAATGAAGATATTATTGCATATGAAGATGATCCGGCAGATGGATTATTTCAAGGTAGTTCAAGAGTATTTACTGAAACAGGACCTACATCAGAAAGACTTACTTCTTATACTAATACAATTTCAACTGTTAGTTCAGGGACAATTACACAAAAGGGATTTTATTTACAACAAGAAGGTGTTTCCGATTCATCTGGATTTATTCATGAAAATGGTAATGATAAATTTATAACTGATCATGATGTTGTAGTAACTATCGCGTCTGCAAGTTTTCCAAATGATGTTGTCAGAGGCACTTTAGTTTATGCAGATTCATCAACTACAACTGTAACAGGATTTTCTAATTCAACAACCATTGAAGTTGAAACTTCTAAGGCAATAGGGAGTGGGCAAACATATGTTCTTAATTATAATGGCGTAGTAACATGGGGTGAACAAAGAACAGTTACTGCGGTAGGAAGTGGATCTGGAAATAGAACTGTTACAGTAACAGATACAGGACATAATTTACGAACCGGCGATAAAATTAAATTTACAGGAGCATTAACTACAACTATCAATGGTACTAGAGAAATTACTGTTCTAACTACGAATACTTATTCATTTACTTTACCAGAAGATGGATCAGCAACTATTAATGGAGAATTGAGAGTTAGGGGTGTGGTGTCTGCATACTTATCTTCTTATAACACATATACTGTAGATACTTCACTAAAAGGAAATAATGCAACCGTTGGAGTTTCAGCTATTGCAATTGGAGCTATTAAGACAATCGAAGTTTATAATTTTGGTGCAGGTTATACATCTCTTCCAACTCTATCTACAACTACAGGAAATAGAAATGCTGTTCTTACTGCTACATTAGGTGCTTTTGCTGAATATGCTGGATATTATACAGGGGGTAAAGGATTATTAAGTGGAACACCAAAGTTACAAGATAACAGGTATTATCAAGACTTTTCTTATGTATTGAAAACAGATTTTGATGTTACTGATTATCGTGATAGTGTAAAACGATTAGTTCACCCGTCTGGAATGTTAATGTTTGGAGAGGTGGCATTTCGTAATAAAGAATCTGCAGCAATGTTTGATGCTGGTAGATCTGGTGATATAAATTCTACAGACTCTAATACTGCACGTACTGCGGGAGGATATTCACCAAGATATCGTGTAACTATTCCTACAATTAATTCTTTTGCAAATGTTCAACATAAACCAACTTCTACAGTAGCGGGTGGTGGATATCAATCTTATCTAGATCCAAGTGGTGGAATAATAGAATTACAGACCATGAAACATCCTTGGCAAGCAATGGATGGAAAGATTGATGTAAGAAATGACGAAAATCTTTTAATAGAGGATTTCAGAAATGTTACAATGCAAAGAACCCACGCAGAAGGTTCTATTATATATGCTACTATTACAGAAACATTACATAATTTAGAAGTCGGCGATGAAATTCAAATTACTAAAGCAACACAAGATTTTTGGAATGGAAGATATGAAGTTTCTACTGTTCCAAATTCAAATTCTTATACTGTAGTATTATACAGAGGCGATCCTGGAGCCGGAGCGGCTGCCACCGCACAGACTGCTACAGGTGGTGGGACAATTAAAGTAGAAACTTTAGCATTTGCAAATGGTTGGAGAGCAAATACTTCAAATTGGGAAGCGCCATTCAATGATGCATTATCGGATGAATTAGATAATGAAAAATTTTTACTTGAACATGGAGGAACATTTCTTTATCCGAAATTAAGTTTTCCAACTCCTGAATCTGGTGCAACAACCATTGATATGAGTTTCAATAGTGATATTCTTTTAGAAGATTTAACGGAAGATGGTCCCGCATATCTTTTAGATGAAACTTCTGGAACTGCTGGTCAAGGTCCTGTTAGATTTATTTCACTTGAAGAGGATACAGATAGTGTAGATGGTCAGTATTCAAGTATTCCACAATTACGTACTCATGTTAATTTAAATCTTTTTAAAGGTTTGGGTTATGATTTACTTATGGAGGATGGAAGTAAAATCACATATGAGGACACTTCTTATGTTTACTTAATAGCTGTTGAAGAGTGGACAGATGGAGCTGGAAATATAATTGGTGAAGATGGTAGCAATTTAATTTATGAAGAACGAACTTTCTGGTTCGGTGGAAGCCAACCAGAAGATCATATGATGTTGGAAAGACAATCTTGGACAATTAAACAAGTTGCACCATTGTATCAATACGTTGATAAACTTACTTCATTGGGTAGGCTTTCAATGGAAGATGGTAGTTTGATAGAGAATGAAGATGATGCAATTAATGCAAGTTATTTCTATCTTGAGAAAAAGGATTATGGAATTGATAAGAACAATGTAAATCAAGTGCAATTTAATCTACAAGAATCTTTAGAATTCCATCTAATGTTAGAAGATGGAGGACATTTCATAGAAGAGGGTGATGAATCTACACGATTGGCTAGATTTATTATAGGACATGATCGTATTTTGAGATGGTTTGGTGAAGTTGAAATTACTCCAGCTTTAAGTAATGTACAAGTACAATTTATAGCTGCACCTTACTATCGGCCGGTGATATTAGCAAATACTCAAATTGTTAGTATCGGCACATCAATAGAAAATCATGTACAATTTAATCTACAAGAATCTTTGGAATGCAGTTTACTGTTAGATGTAGAAGTTCAAGCCGATTTAGTAGATCAAATGGGTTGGCATATTTTAATGGAAAATGATGATCATCTCATTCATGAAGACAGATCCAGAGCAATTACAGAAGAAAATCCTAATAAAACTTCAACTATTGAAATAACACCAGCTAATAAATTACCCTGGACATTTTTGGGACATTTACTTACTGAAGATTCTAGTCAGATTTTTTGTGCAGAAGATGATATAAGAACTCAATTAGAAGATGAAATGGGTGGAGTTAGAGACGGAACTGCTCCTGAATTTAATTTAAATTTATATGAGAATAGTGGATATAATTTATTCATGGAGGATGGTTCTCATATGATTCTTGAGAATAATAATATTAGAATAAGTACTGAAGAGGGCCATGTAAAAACTTTAAATGGTGAAGTTGAACTTATTCCTGGTAGAACCGGCGGAGTTTCTGATTATACTAAACCCGTAAGAACAATTGTAATGACAACTGCTATGGGTCAATCTAAACATAGGTTCTTTTTAGATGGAGTACAACATCCAAATATTGTATTTGAACCTGGAGTATATTATAAATGGGATGTGAGTGATTCTTCTAATTTTGATAATGATTCAGGAGAAGAACACTTAATGGCATTTTCTACTACTTTAAATGGTCATCATAATAGTGGATCAGAATATACTACTGATGTTACCCGTGTAGGAATTGCGGGACAACCTGGTGCGTATATTTTAATGAAGATGCCTGAATCTGGAAATCTTTATTATTATTGTGCAGGAACAGCTGGTTCAGATTTACATAAATGGATGGCTGGATTTGACAACCCGGCAGGAGTAGAGGGTCAAGGATTAATTACTCCTTATACTCTTTCTCATAATTTTGCTGCTATACGAACATCCAAAACAGAAAGAAAAGAACCTGAACAAATGTCAGGTCGGATTTCCATTCCTCATAATGGCACAACTGTAACTGGAACAAATACAGTATTTACAGAAGAACTCCGTGTCGGTGATGTATTTCATACAGGAGATGAAAATATTCTTCTAGAAGATACAGATTTTGATGTTGAAATCTTACTAGAAACAGATGAAAGATTAGAACACGAAACAATGAGAGTAATGCACGTAGAAGATGATGTAATGGAATATGTGAGAGGTGTACAAATAAGAGATTTCAGGTGGTTTATTAGTTCAGAGGATTCTAATCTCGCGGGTTTTGCTACATTTAAATTTATTGGAGATTTTACTGATCAAGGAGGAATGCAAGACGGTATCCAAGGTGGATATGACCTAAATACTACTGATGAAAGTTTTTATCTTTTAGGTGAAGATTCTCAGGCAGGAGATATTATGTATCTTGAAGATGATTCAGGACAACTTATTATGGAAACTTCTGATGCCTTGTCTGATGATTTATTACTAGAGGATGGAACAAAGATACTATTTACAGAACCTGGAGAATTTAAGATTTCATCTATTACAGATGATGATACTTTAGTTGTAACCAGAAAACATTGGGGTGGTACTGATGCTGTTCCATTTTGGAAACAAACAACATGGAACTTCTTAATGGAGAATGATGATCTTATGGTTTTTGAATCAGGATCAGGTGTTCCACTTACAGAAGAAGAAACATCTATCACTTCAGCAGTACGTTATACATAAATTTTTTTATAAATATAACAATGGGAATTGATAATTTTAATTAACATATTAGACTTTTTGGAGGAATAATAAAATGCCTGCTATAGTAACCAATAAATTTAGAATTCACAACGCTAAACAATTTGTGGAAGCGTTTGATGAAGTCACGGCTACTTCGGGGGATGCCGTTACAGATGCGAGTGGGGCACTTACTACAAATATGTACCTTTTTATAGGTAAAGTAACCCCGTGGACAGATGATACAGCTCCACCAACGCCTACTGATTCTGTTTCCAATACGGTATATAATCATTGGAGAGACATGATTGCAGCCAAGAAAATTGGATCAACGGAAGTAAGTCATGTTGTACCAAGGTATGATTGGACAACCGGATCAAATTATTTTGCATATACTCATGCAAACAATTCATTATGGGATCAACAATTCTATGTAATGACTGATGACTATAATGTATATAAATGTCTCGCCAACAATAACTCTGGTGGAACATCAACCACAAAACCCTCAGGAACAGGAACATCCATTGTAGAAACTGGTGACAGTTATAAATGGAAATTCATGTATCAGATTTCTGCAGCGAGAGCTCTTAAATTTGTAACTCCTAGTTATATGCCCGCACAAAGAGTACGTAAGGCCAATAACGCAATCGCAAATACAACCGATTCGTCTTTCCAGTTTGATGTTGAAATTGCAGCAAATACTTCTGGAAATGGCGCTATTGATGTAGCTCATGTAACTAATGGAGGTAGTGCATACAAATTTGAATCTGGAACTGTTCAATCTGGATATACAGAAACTACAACTACTTGTAAGATTACTGGATCTGGACTTTCTACAGATGATATTGTTGATTGTGACATTTATTTTACTTCTGATTCTGGTAGTGGTGTTACTGGTAAAGGTGGAACAATTACAGATTACCAATCTAGTACTCAGGTTGTAACTTGGACTCCTGCACTTGCAAGTTCAAATGTTCCTGCAGACGGTGATGGATACTCTATCGCCCCTAAAGTTGCAATTACTGGTGATGGACAAGGTGCTAATGTACGTGCCACAAATACCGCATCTGGTGTTATTGGAGATATTGTAGTTATTTCTGGTGGAAATAATTATGGTAATGCCGTGGCAACCATTTCCACAAACTCTGGAAGTTCTGGTGCAATTTCACCTATCATTGGACCAAGAGGTGGTCATGGTGATGATGCAGTTGAAGAACTTGGAGGTTTCTTTGTAATGGTCAACAGTCGATTGGAATACGGGGAATCTGGTAACTTTACTACAAACAACGATTTCCGTAAGATCGGTCTTTTGGCTCAACCATTATTTGCTAATGGTGATGTGGCCACTTCATCTACACTTGATCAATGTGTAACTGCTACAATTCAGTCTTGGAATAGTACAGCATTTTCTGAAGATGAAGTTATAACGGGTGCACTATCTGGTGCAACTGGTAAAGTAGTTGACTTTAAGAGTAATACAACTCTTAGATTGGTTGATGTTACTACTGGTAGTAATACAACCGCCGGTTTTGATGGTATTGCTGGATCTTTCCAAGCAAATGAAACTATTACTGGTGGAACTAGTTCTGGTTCTGCTAATACTAGCGCCGTTGCTGGTGGAGATATGGAAAAATTTTCTGGGGATGTGTTATATGTGGAAAACCGTTCACCTGTAACAAGAGCCGATGATCAAATAGAAGATGTTAAGTTAATAATTGAATTCTAATAATAGTATTAATCACAATTAAGTAGGGATAGATTGAATGCCACTTTCTACAAATTTCAATGTAACACCGTATTATGATGATTATGCCGAGTCTAAGGGGTATTATAGAATACTCTTTAGACCAGGATATGCGGTACAAGCAAGAGAGGTAACACAGCTTCAAACCATACTTCAAAAACAAATTGAAAGATATGGTAAACATATGTTCAAGGACGGAAGTAAAGTTCTTGGAGCTGATTTAACTTTAGATACAAAAGTTAAGTCTCTTAAACTGGAAACCCAGTACGGGGGGGTTAATATTAACGCCGCTGCATTTTCGGGTGTAACTGTTACGGGAGAAACATCTAATTCTAGGGGTAGAGTTGTGGCATCGCAGGCAGCTACAACTAATACACAACCTACATTAATGTTTCATCCTTTATCAGCAAATACATTTTCGGATGGAGAAACAATTGTCATAGAGGGGGGATCAACTCAAGCCACAGTTGTTAGTGTGGCTGGTCCTTCTGGAATATCTAATGCGGTAGGAAATGGTTCTGTAGTTAGTATTGATTCTGGTGTATTTTTTGTTGGTGGGTTTTTTGTATTCAACGAAGCAAATACTGTAGTATTTAATGCATATTCAGGAACTCCTTCTGGTCGAGTTGGATTACAAATTACTGAAACTATTAAAACAAATGATGATGATTCTACTTTACTTGATCCTGCCTCAGGTTCATATAACTATGCTGCTCCGGGGGGAACAAGATATAAAGTTGAACTTGCATTATCAACAAAAGAAATAACTGCTACTGATCCAGTAGAACAATTAGCAGATGAAAATTTTATTCAATTGTTGAAAGTTCAAGATGGTGTAAAACAACAAGAAATTAAATACCCTACTTATGGTGAACTTGGAAAAACTTTAGCAAGAAGAACGTATGATGAATCTGGTGATTATACAATAACACCATTTAATCTAGATTTAAAAGCACATAGAGGAATATCGGGTACTACTGCAAATGCAGGAGCTGCCGGAACTTCTGTATTTGGAAATAATACATTATTTATTACAGAATTAGATGTTGGAGATTACATTTATCTTGGTTCAAATACAACTACTTCTCAAATTACAGCAATTTCAAACAATACAAGATTAACTGTTCAAACTGCTCTTTCCGCTCAAATAGAAGGAGCTAAAATCTATAATGAATCAGAAATTTCTGCTGGTTTAGATCCTGGTAAAGCCTATGTAAAGGGTTATGAGTATGAAAGTATCGCAACACAATATATTGATATGGATAAAGGAAGAGATACCGAAAGTGTAACAGATTATAGTATTAGTACAGAAATTGGAAATTATGTTATAGTTGATGGAGTTAATAGTTTATTTGATATTGGATCTCATCAAATAGTAGATCTACATTCAGTTAGAAAAGCATCTGTAAATTTGGCTAGTAATGCACAGTATCAATCTACTCTTGCAGGAACAGCAAGAGTTCGTAGTATGGATTGGGATGAGAAATCTGGAAATACATCATCACCAGATACAAATCATTCAAATTATAGAATGTATCTTTGGGATGTTAAAACTTCAAATAATGTTACTGGAACTGTTGGCGGAGCAATGGCAAATACTAGAATTGTTCGATTGGCAACAGCAACAACATCTTATGTGAACAATGCTTATGATGGTGCAAGTATTACAGTCAATACAACAAGTGGTATTGATGTTACTAGTGATGTAAGACTTATTGATGATTATTATTCCAATTCAACTGGTCACTATGTTGTATGTAATACTGTATTGACTCAAGCATCAATCGCAAATACTACATATGAAATAGATTTTAAGATCAAAGATGTAGAAACTATGTTAGTTGCTGCATTGGGAGCTCCCCCTACTATAAATTCATATGCAGATATCTCAGATTCAGGAAAATTTAATAGTTCTACTTCTGGTAATACACAATTAAGAAGTACTGATTTAAATTCTTTGGTTTATTCATTACCTCAAAGCCCAGTAAAAGAAACTGCAGGAACAGGAAATACTGTTAGTTATTCAATGAAGTTTGTTGAGAAGGCATTAACTTCTGATTCTTCTGGAAAATTATCACTCACTCTTTCTAATCCGAATTATAGATTTATGCCTGGAGGTGGAACATTATCTGAAACGAACGCAAAAGAAAATTTCATTGTAATGGTTAAGACCAATACAAGTTCCGCACAGACATTTGTAAATGCCGTAGCCTCTGGTACTACTCTTCCAAATGCTTCTGCTAGTATAGCACGAGTAATGGCAGTTGGAGATTATTTAGATCTTGGTGCACTAAACAATGCAGGAGCCAAGATTAGACCAGTAGTAGTTAGTAATGACAGAGGAACAGTAGAAATTAATTGTAATACTAATGTTGCATTTGTCGCTGATGTAATTTATACTGTAGAAAGTTCGTCTGTAAAGAAAGAACCAGGACCTAGAACTAAAACATTGGTAAGTGGTAATGGATCACATTTTACTGCTAATGGAACTAGTACTCCTTATGCGCCTGTATCTGATGTGACTAGTGGACAATTTTATTTTTCTACACCGAATCAAGAGCAAAATCTAACAGATACTATTCCTGTCTCAGATGCATTTAATTTAGTAAAAGTTGTAGATTCTGGTCAACCATTTATTGAAGTATCAAATATAGCGATGACTGCTTCTGCTAATGATATTACTCATAGATACGAATTTGATACAGGACAAAAAGATAATTTCTATGATCACGCAAAAATAAAATTAAAGCCTGGTTATGCTGGGCCCGCCGGAAAGATTATGGTTGTAGTTGATTATTTTAATTGGGATGGTGGAGTAGGTTATCATTCAGTAGATTCATACCCAACTTCTGGATCATATAATCAAAAAGATGCATCCAGTACTTTGACTTTTGATTATGGAAAAATACCAGAATTTACTAGCCCAACAAGTGGTGAAACATTTTCTTTGAGAGATTGTATTGATTTTAGACCTAGAAGAGAAAATGAAAGTAATGAATTATATGCAAATACTGCTGCAATAGAACCAAATGCAATTCCAGATCCAGATGGATCTTTAGATGCAAATTTTAGTTATTATTTGTCTAGAATAGATAAGATTGCACTTACGAAAGACCGAAAATTTAAAGTTCTTAGAGGGGAGTCAGGACTGAATCCTGTTCCACCTTCTGATGATGAAGATTCAATGACACTCTATGTCTTGAATATTCCTGCATACACATTTAATCTCTCTGATATTACTACAAAGTATATTGATAATAAGCGTTTCACAATGAGGGATATTGGTAAATTGGAAAAGAGAATTGAAAGATTAGAATATTATACTTCTTTAACAATATTAGAGAAAGAAACGGCAGCAAGAGATTTTACTTCTGGTGCAGCTCAAGATTCATTATTTAATCCAAGAGGTGCGGCGTTTAAGAATGGAATGTTAATTGATTCTTTTGCGGGTCATTCAGTTGGTGATGTTATGAATGATGATTATAATATTTCAGTTGAATATGCAACAAAAGAAATGAGGCCTGGATTCCGTTATGATAATCATAGATTTACATATAATTCAACATATAGTAATAATGTTACAAAAACGGGAGATCTAGTTACTCTTCCATATACTGATGTAAATTTTATCGAACAACCTTTTAGAAGTTCTAGTACTGCAATTAATCCATTTAATATTGTAAATTTTCTTGGACACGTATCATTAACTCCATCTTCAGATACTTGGTTTACTCAAGAAAAACGGCCAGATGTTACTACAAATCTTGAAGGTCAAAATGATAATTGGGTATTAAGCCCTGAAACAGGAAGAAAGGGATTTGGTACACAATATGATGATTGGAGTACTAATTGGACAGGAAAACAATTAACAGAAACTGCGGAAGCTGGTGTAGAAGTTAAAGGAAAAACTACTAAGTCTAATAGAAGTACTTCAGAGTTAGAAAGTTCTAAATCGAGAGTTGGAATTAGTGCAGATAATCCTCCTGAATCAATTAAGAGAGGCGTTGGAAATAAAGTAGTTGATACTACAGTAGTTCCGTATGTAAGAGGACAAACTATACAGTTTGCTGCTAAAGGACTTCAACCACTTAGTAATGTTTATGTGTGGTTTAGTGAAACAGATGTTTCGGCTATAGTAAGACCAGCAACAAAATTAACATTAATTGCTGCTAATGGAAATTTTACAGTTGGTGAAACTATTAAAGATGGTGCAAATAATTGGGGTACAATTATGATTGCATCTAATACAGTTAGTAATGCAGCCACACTTCACATTTCAAATTTAACTGGTAATATTTCGGCAACTGATAGTTCACCATATGGTTCAGCAAATTCTCTTCCAGAAGGCAAAAGAGAAATTTTTACTGGAAATATTGGTGATGCCACTCACGTATTTACAGTAGCAAATACTGTACAAGGAGTGGATAGTTTAGCGACTGCAAATATATCTACTGTATCAAAAGGAGATATTAGTATATCTAATGGTATCATGCAGACAGATCAACATGGTCAAGTAGCAGGAGAAATTTATATTGATGATGCAACATGGAGAACTGGAAATAAATTATTTAGAATTACTGATAGTGCCCTTAATAATGTTGATGCAACAATTACAACTGCAGAAACTATGTGGCCAGCAAAGGGATTGTTACAAAATAGAGAACAAATGGTTATCTCTACAAGGGAATTGTATAATCGTAGAGAATTGGTAGATTCTGAAGCTATTGTTACTGATACTACTTCAAGACAAACTGAAAAAACAGGATGGATAAATCCATTATGTCAAACATTTCATGTAGATCCTAATAGTTTTCCAAAGGGTCTATTTCTAAGAAGTGTAACTTTATATTTCTCTGCCAAAGATTCTCTTATTCCTGTTAATGTTCAGATAAGACCAATTGTTAATGGATTTCCAAGTGCTTCAAAAATTTTACCTTTTTCAGAAGTTACAATAAATCCAGATTCAATTAATGTTAATGCAACAGCAAATACTCAAGATTCAAATACTGCTACAACATTTACATTTGATTCTCCTGTATATTTGACTCCTGATGAGTATGCATTAGTAGTGTCTACAAATAGTAAGGATTATATTTTACATCTTGCGGAAGAAGGTCAATCTGTTACTGGAACAACAAGAAAAATTTCTAAACCTGTTTATGTTGGTAATTATTATAAACCACAAAATTCTGGTATTTGGGAAGCTCAACCTGATAAGTATTTAATGTTCAATATGAAGCGGGCAGATTTTACTGTAGGAACAGGAGGAAATACTAATTTTGCCAAATTACAAACTCATGCAAATTCTGCTATTGGTAATACAGCAAATACGTTAATTGATAAAGCTAGAATTAGTACTTCACATATTGAATTTAGTGATACTGAAATTCAATATAAAATTGCAGCGTCAAATTCAACTTTTACTTTGGGTGATGGTAATGAGAGTTCTGCAGATTATGTTAAAATCAGTCCAGATCAAAATTATGAATATGTAGTTCAGAAGAGAATCATTAATACAACAAATGGAACATTTAGAGTTCGGGCTGAAATGACTTCATCTAATTCTCATGTTTCTCCTGTAATAGATTTGGATCGTTTGAATGTAATTTCTATTGAAAATTTAATTGATAATGGTGGTCTTTCTAATTCAGACATTTCCATATCAACTAAAGGGTCAGGATATGGAAATGTAATGCCACAAGCATATACTGCAACTTTATCTGGTGGCGGAACATCTAATGGTGCAACTTTAAATGTTCATGTTGCTGTTACTATGAATTGTAATTCCAATTCAACAACAATTTCAAGTGCAAATGGTGGTTATACTGTAGATGGTAGTAATCCTGGTGCATTTGTAGTTGGTGAGGCAGTAATGGCAAACTGCGCATCTGATGTGAATGCAAATAATAGTGGAATATATGGTATTGTAACATCAGTTATTCATTTAGAAGGAAACACAAGTAAAAACGTATCTTCTGTTACAATTAAAACAAATGCAAATAATAAAACCACACCAACTACTGGTTCTGGTGGATTTGCTAATGCCGTTTTGATTTGGGCTAATCCAAATGCACAATTAAATGCTGTAACAGGAAAGACCGCAAGTAATACTAAAATGACAGTATTAGTGGCAAATGGTTATGTTTCAAATGTTATAGTATATACTTCAGGTTCAGGATATACACAAAATCCTACAGTAGCTATTTCTAATTCTTCCATAAGTGCTGGAAATCCAACTGGTTCAATAAATGCAGCAGTTGTATGTACTGGTGAAGAAAGGTCATCTGGTGGACCTATAAAATCAAAATATGTTTCAAGAAGAGTTTCGTTGAAAGATGGATTTGATGCATCAGATTTAAAATTGATAATAAATGCATATAAACCCAAAGGAACTGATGTTCATGTCTATTATAAAGTTAAGAATGTAGATGATCCTGATGATTTCGATTTAAAAAATTATACATTAATGTCTCAAGAAACATCTGCTGGTAGAATTTCTAAAGGTAAAGATGATATTCAAGAATTTATCTATAAAACTTCAGGAGAAACTACAGCATATACATCAAATAATATAAGGTATGAAACATTTAAAACTTTTGCAGTAAAAATAGCTCTGGTGGCAAACAATTATTGGGATATGCCAAGGGTTAGGGACATGAGAGCAATCGCCTTAGATTAACATATAAATATATAATAATATGAGTAGTCAATTAATACAAACAGAAGATCCTAGCTATGTAAGGGATTTACATTCCAAAGCATTGTTGAATGCTGATTACAATGCATTACAACGGCATAGAAGAGAAAAGGCTTATTTCTTGAGACAACAAAACGATATAAATAGTTTGAAGGAACAAGTTGAAAAACTTATTGTAGTTCAAGAAGAAATGATTGAAATTAAACTACTTTTAAAAGAATTAATTCACAAATAGGAGTATGATAAATGACCGCTAATGTCGCTTTAACGGATACCTTTGATCAATGGAGGGTCAAAACCAATGAAGTCATAGTAATGACTCAATCAGATGGTATGAATAATATCATCAAAACATTAGATACTACTAATTCTACTAGTAATACTACTGGTTCTATTATCACCGCTGGTGGAGTAGGCGTAAGTAAATCGGTTGTAATTGGTGAAAATTTAACAGTACACGGAAATGTAGTAGTTGACGGCGACACAACTATTAGCGGAAATCTTGTATTCGGTGATGCTGATGCGGATCAAGTAACATTTACTGCAGATATTAATTCAAGTTTCATACCAAATGCTAATGTTTCTTTTGATTTGGGTAATACCACAATGTTATGGGCTAATACTTTCACAGGTCATGCAACTATAACACAAAAGGCCGATTCAGGAAAACCAGCAATTACTCTTACAGGATTAGATGTAGATCAGATTGCCGTAGATGTTAATGCAAGTCAAACAACTGCTGATGTTGTCGATATTACTGCAGATGCAGTAACTACAGGAAAGGTAATTGATATTACTGCAGATGCTCTTACTACTGGATCTGGAATTTATATAGATTCTGATTCTTCTTCTACTGCAACAAGAAGTTTAGCAACAATTATTCAAAATCATGCATTGGCAACTGGTGCAACTGCAATGACATTACAAGCAGATGCGGGTAGGGGATTATTTATTGATACTAATCTTGCAGCTGGTGGATATTCTCTTGAAATAGATTCAGAACAAACAACTACAAATGTTGCAAAAATCGCTGCAGTTGGTACTTCTGGAACAACAGTAGAAGTTTCTCATGCAGGTGTAATGACAGGAAAAGTTGTAGATATTACTGCAGATGCTGCTACTACTGGAACTGGTATTAATATGTCAATGGACGGATTAACTACTGGTAAAATGATAGATTTGACTTCCACAGGAACGATTGCCGGAGCTGGAAGAGTTATTGACATTACTGCAGATACTGCTACTACTGGAATTGGTATTAATATGTCAATGGACGGATTAACTACTGGTTCGGCTCTATCAATTACTTCTGATTCTGCAAGTACTGATTCAAGAAATATTGCAAGTATAATTCAAGATCATGCATCTGCTTCTGACTCAACCACTCTTTATCT